GGCGTAGACGTACTGGACGTAGGGCAGCACTTTAGCGGCGGGTTCAGCGCCTCCTTGCGCGCCATCTCCGCGTCCATGATCCGCTTGACCCGGTCCAGCGCCTTGCCGTTGTGCGGGTAGCGGTTGTCGTACTCCGCGCGCATGATGGTCCGGTTGACGTAGTGCATCACGTCCCGGCCCTGCAGCTCGATGGTGGAGCCCTCGGTGGTGATGTGCGTCAGCGGCCCCTCCCAGACCCGGTCCGCGCCGCGGAAGATCACCAGCTCGGCCCGGCCCGCCTCGGCCAGCCCGACCGCGGACAGGCACTCCGCACTCGGCACCGGGATCCGCACCGTCGCCTGCGACACGTCATCACGGCGCCGCTCCCAGCGCGTGAGCGAGAGCTTGCCCAGGTCCCCGATCTTGCGCAGCCCGCCCCGGTCGTAGATAAAGGCCCTGTGGTTCTTGCACCCCAGCATCGGTTTCAGTCCCTCACGTAGACGTCGAGGATGACCGTGATGCCGGTGTTGCCGTTCATCATGTCCGCGGTCATCGTGTACTCCTTGTGCGCGGCGAAGTCCGCGAAGGACAGCGGCTTGCCGTCCGCACCGTAGATCAGGTGCCCGCCAGGCACGCGCCGGCCGTCGGGCAGCAGCACCGTGATTTCCTCCCGGATCCCGTCGATCGTCAGCGAGGCGTTCACCGGCAGGTAGGAGACCATGAACTCACCGACGTAGTCGCACCCGGTCAGCGGCCCGGCCGAATCGTAGAACCGCAGCCGCAGCTGCTGCAGATCGTTGGACCCGGTCAGGACCTTCACCACCGGCACCGCCTTCCCGGCCTGCAGGGTCAGCGCCTGCGGCACCGCGGCGGTCTTGCGCTTCCAGCTCGAAACCGTGATGACGTTCGGCGGCTTGATGTTCGGCGGCAGCGGCGGCTTGGAGATCGCGGTGAAGTACGGGTCGTTGATGAACCCGTAGTAGGGGTCGGTGGACGCCGAGCAGTCCTCGCCCGCCGCGTCGACGTGCGTCACGGCCCCGGAGTCCATGTTCAGGGTCGCGGCCCGGACCGGTTCGGTGAACGCCCACGGCACCCCGGCCCGGATGACGAACTCCACGCTCCACGCCGCTCCGGTCCGCGGCGTCCACTCCTTGGTGACCTTCGGCCCCTCGATCACCTGGACCCGGTAGAAGGTGCGCAGCAGTTCGGTCGCGGTGCGCGCCACCGGCATCGCGGCGAAGAACGTCGCCTCCCGGTCCAGACAGTGCACCCCGGCGTTGGTGGTCGTTTCGTCGGTGTTCTCCAGCACGTCCTTGAGCCACGCGAACCCGGCCGCGACCGCCTCCTCGTCCGCGCCGACCGCCAGGGCCTTGACCTGGATCTCCCGGGAGCCGTGCCGGGGCGAGGTGTGCACCGCCCCGGAGGTGGTCAGCTCGGTCGAGGAGATCTCCCGGGTCGAGTCAACCGCCCCGGTCAGGCCCAGCGGCACGAAGCCGTAGAACCGGCCGGTGGGGGTGTTGGACGGCTCGTACCAGGGCGCGTTGTCGATCACCGGGGTGTTGTAGCCGGAGGCGCCCAGCGCGTCGTGCAGCCCGGTGAAGTCGCACTTGACGTCGAGGCCCGGCAGCAGCGTCTGGATGTACTTCTTCACCCGCGCCCCGTTGAGGATTTCCGTGCCGTCCAGCTGGAGGTAGCCCTTGTACACCGATGTCTCCTAGAGGTTCGAGTAGTTGATGAGACCGTCGACGACCTTGTTGGCCGCGATCTCGGGGTTGGTGACAGGGGAGACCAGCTGGATCGCGCCCTCGTTGATGGTCAGGGAGTTCCCGGCGGTGGGGGTCGGCACACCGACCCCCTTGGAGAAGGCCCCGGTGGTGACGTTCGCGGACAGGGTGGCGTCCGGGGTGATCGAGCCCAGCGCCTTGAGCACGGTGGACTTCTCCGCCTTGAGCCCCTCGGCCAGGCCCTTGGCCGCGTCCTGCCCGGCGATGACCATCTTGGACTTGTCGAACCCGCCGGCCATCGCCGCGGCCATCCCGGAGACGAAGTCCATGACGTTGCCGAACTTGTCCTTCATCGAGGATTCGAGGCCGTACATGATCGCCTCACCGGCCGGGGTCAGCAGCTTCTTGTCGTAGCTGATCGGGCCCTTGTGCTCCGCGATCCAGTTGGCGATGGTCCCGACGAAGTCCTGCACACCCTTCCACGCGCCCTCGAGGCCCTTGCGCAGGCCGTCCATGATCGCGGCGCCGGCGCCCGAGAGCAGGTTCCCGAGGTTGCCCAGCACGCCCTGGATCTTGCCCGGCAGCCCGCGGACCCAGCCGATGACGCCGTTGATGCCGTTGGAGACCGCGGTGGAGATGTTGCTCCACGCGCTGCGGATGATGGAGAGCATCCCGTTCCACGCCGAGGTGAAGAAGGACCGCACCGCGTTGAACCCGCCGGTCACGAAGCTGCGCACGGTGTTGATTCCGGCGCGGACCACCGACGTGATCCAGTTCCATGCCGAGCGGATGATGCTGACCGCGCCGTTCCAGACGGTGGTGATGAAGGACTTCACCGCGTTGAACACCGTGGTGACGATGGTCTTGACCGTGTTGATGTAGAGCCGGACGCCGCCGACGATGAAGTTCCAGACGTTCTTGATGATCGTCAGGATCCCGTTCCACACCGTCGAGATGAACGACTTCACTGCGTTGAACACGGTGGAGACGGTGGTCTTGATGAAGTTCAGCCCGATCTTCGCGGCTTCGCCCATGTTGCCCAGGATCATCTTGAAGAACGCGACGATGTCGCCCCAGAAGGTTTTGAAGAACGCACCCACACCGGTCAGCGCGGTCTTGATGCCCATGATCAGCTTGCCGATGAACAGCAGCTGCACCGCGTTCCAGATGAACTCGAGCGCGCCGCCGAGGATCTGCATGATGGAGTTCCAGATGTCCGCGAACATCTGCCCCAGCGCGCCGAGCGCACCGCCGATATCGCCCTGGAACAGCTTGGTGAAGAACGCGCCGAAGCCGGTGATCAGCGCGGTGATGACCCCGACGACGCCCATGAACACGTTGGAGAAGCCGTTGATCGCGCCCACCACAGCGTCGATGGTGGAAATGATCAGCACGCCCAGGACCGGGACGAGGATCGACATGATGACCCCGACCACCTGGCCGATCACGGTGATGACCGGGGTCAGCGCGGCCGAGATTTTGTCGATGGCCGGGATCAGCACCGGGGCGATGATGTCCACCAGCTGCTGGATGCCCTGCACAATCGGCATGATCGCGCCCATCAGCACCGTGAACAGCGGCGCGACGGCGGTGATGGCACCACCGAGCAGGGTGCCGATGGTGGTGGCGAGGTCGAAGATGATCGGCACCAGCGGCATGAGCGACTCCAGCACCGGCCCCAGCGCCGCGACCATCTGCACCGCGACCGGGGACAGGGCGGTGACCATGGAGTTGAAGCCGGGCAGGATCTGGTCCCGGATCCCGGCAACGATCGGTCCGACGAGGTTGTCGTTGATGGCCTGCGCGACCGGGGTCAGGGCCGTGATGAGGTTGATCACCGCGTCCCCGAGCGGGGTGACGAGGGTCTGGAACTGCGCCGAGGTCTGGTCCAGGATCGGGCTGAGCTGGACGGTGAAGGCGGTGGCGATCTTGGCGACGTTCTGCAGGATCGCGCTGAACAGGGTCATGACGTTGCCGAGCGAGTTGGCGAACGGGGTGACCGCGGGGGCGAGCAGCGCCACGGCGGTGGCGATCCCGGTGGTGAAGTCGATGATGCCCTTCTGCACCAGCGGGTTCTGCATCACCTCCCCGATGTAGCCGATCACGGTCCCCACGGCGGTGCCGATGGCCGAGAGCGCGGCCTGCACCACGGGCATGACGGACTGCAGCGGCCCGCCCAGGTTCCCGAGTGCCTCCCCGACGCGCTGGGTCAGGGTCAGCATCCCGGAGAGCAGCTGGGTGATCGCAGTCTGCGCGCCCGCGGACTGCATCGCCTTCGCCATCCCCTGCATGTTGTCGGCGAAGGTCTTGAGCCCGCCGAACCCGGCGGCGGTCGCGGCGGTATCGAGTGCGTTGAAGATCCCGAACAGCCCGTCGACGGCGCGGCCGATGTTCTTGAAGCCCTCGATCATGGCGTCGATCCAGCCGATGAGCCGGCCGTCGGCGGACGCGGCCTTGATGAAGTTGTCGAAGTCGGTGGAGAGCTTCACGATCCACGCCCCGAACCGCTCGAAGTACTGGGACGCGGCGAGGCCGAGGATGGTGAACGCGCTGATCAGCGGCTTCATCGCACCCTTGGCGACCTCGATCCCGGCGTTCATCCGGTCGAACATCGTCGTGATGTTCTGCGGGTGGATGTTCTTGACCGCGGTGGCGAGGGACGCGAACAGCCCGCCGAGGGCGGTCGCGGTGTGGTTCAGGTTGGTGGTCAGCGTCGGCAGCAGGGTCTTGACCATGGACCGGATCGGGTCCGCGGCCTGCTTCCAGAACTTCGCGGAGATCGAGTCCTGCAGTTTGTGGAATGCCGGGGCGAGGTCCTTGAGCACCACATCCATGTCCTGGAACGCGGACTTGAGCACGAGGGCCTGGATGATGCCGCCGACGAGGAAGCCGGGGGCGACGGCGGCGAGCCCGCCGATGACGGTGCCGAGGTCAGCGGCGATGGTGACCAGGGAGGCCAGCGCGGACCCGCCGACGGAGGCCATGGTGGCGAGTTTGGTGGTGGTCAGCGCGGACCGCAGCGCGATCCGGTCGAGGTTGTGGATGAAGTC